ATGCGCAGGACAGCGACGCGCTTCCCCCGACCATTCCGGCGGGCGCATGGGTTGGTTTCAACATTCCGTCGACCGCTACCAATGCCAGCTCCGTTTGCGGCGTCCTCATCACCTACCGTCCCGTGTAATCGGGAGGTAGCGGATGTTTGATCCGATCCGGATCTACGACAAGCCGGCCGTCATCCTGACCCAGCTTGGGAACGGGATCGCGACAACCGACAGCGTCCGCAGGGCTCTATTCGACCCTGCGGCGCTGTCGCCTCGTGAGCGCGCGTCGTATGCGGACGAGCTGAAGAAGTCGGCGGGTGGCAACCCGGTCGTGGATACGGCTATCGACGTGCTTGCCAACCCGCTGACCTGGCTGGCGTTTGTTTCCGGCGGGGCGATGGCCTCGAGGAACTTTGCGAGGTCCGGCCGCTTCTTCACTGGCGGCATGGCTGGTGGTGCCTACGGCGAGTGGGGCATGGCCAAGTGGCCGTTCCTGCGGTCGATTCGTGCTTTGAGCGCGTCCCAGGAACTCAGCAACACGCCGATCCCTGCGCTGCTCGAGTCGATTCCCGGCGAGATGCAGAGGTACCAGAAGGAGTTCAGCCGGCACGTATCGCCCGGCGTGGACCGCATCCGCAGGATCCTGAGCGATAAGCACGGCGTTGAGGTGAAGAGCCTCGACCCGGCAATGGCTCCAAATGCGGCAGTTGAGCAGGATCTGGTGACGATCCGTCTGGCATTGCAGTCCAAGCTGTCGGGCTGGGACAAGCAGTCGAACTTCAAGTTCGTGGCTGGCGTGCGTCCCAAGAACTACGAGATCCTCACGACGTGGGAGGACTCGGCGGGGAAGCTGCACAAGGAGTGGGTGAACGTCGGCACCAAGGAGAACTTCAAGAAGTACCAAGATGCGTTTGCGGAGAACCGCAACAACATCCGGTTCTCGAGGGACGCTGACGGGAAGTTCGTGCCGGATGTCGAGTTCATGGACCGTGCGGCGCACGACACCACCGCGCTCGAGGACCGGCGGTCGGGCAACTACCGGGCGTTCCAAATCGTGGACCCGAAGACCCAGGTGCGCGGCGACTCGCCCCTGCACTCAGGCATCGACGTCGACGTCATTGACGTGGAACGCGGCGCGCTGGTGGGGGACATTGTGCAGCTGAACCGGGACGTGAAGGAGTTCGGGCTGCAGGAGCTGATCGACGGCGTCGACCGGATGCGGACCGAGGTGAAGGTCAAGCTGTACGGCAATGAGGATGCATTCCAGCGGACGGGTAGGTTCGAGGCCGACAAGTCCAAGATCCTGCGGATTGCCCGTGGCGCGCGCAATGATCTGGAGAAGCAGGGCGTCATCGGCAAGGACGGTCGGTTCAATTACGACGAGGCAGCGACAGCCAACTCCATCCTGACGGAGGAGGTTGCCGGCGCGATCATTGAGTACGGCAAGAAGAATCCCGGTCGCGGTATGAAGGCTGACCAGATCGAGCAGCTCATCGCGGACACGTACTCCATCCTGGTCGATGACCCGAACTACCTGCCGCGCAACACGACGGCGGTCTTCAGGGACGTCGGCGGGACGCGGGTCGAGGTGGAGCCGAGCCAGTTCTCTCGACCGGGCTCGTTCTTGGAGGGGTTCGGGCGTGACATCGTGGCGTCCGGTCGCACGAAGTTCCGGGTGCGGGACGCGATCCCGCTGGACCCGCAGGACCTTGCGGCGCTGGCGGAGCGGTACGGTGACACCGAGGAGCTGAATGCGGCGCGCAACTTCTCGCGGTCGCGGGTGATGAACCAGCAGCGGATGGACGTGCGCGGGACGTACAAGGTCCATAGGCTGGCGCCGGACATCGCGCTGCAGAAGTACATTGTGTCGAGTGCGCGGGACGCGGTGATGTTCTCGGATGACCCGTTCAAGAACCTGGGTGTTGTGGCGGCGCTCAAGGACTTCCCGAGTCCGCGGACGAACGTGCGTTACCCTGGCCCCACCGGCGAGAAGGGTGGGATGCCCGCGAGCTGGCGTCCGTATGGGGGCGGGCCGAAGCCGGCGGGCGGGTTCTCGCTGAACGACCTGATCGACACGCAGATGCTGGCGCTCGAGGAGCAGTCGGGCGCGGACGGGTACGTGGCGCGCGCGATGCGGCAGCACGTCCTGCCGGCGGTGTTCGGGTACCGGACGGTGGAGGACGGGGCGTCCAAGGCGATGGGCAGCTGGCTCCGGGGCAAGGCGCTGAACCTGGCCAACAGCGACTTCTTCAAGGAGGTCGAGCGGCAGGGCGGCGTTGCGGAACGGTTTGTGCGCGGGATGCGGCGGTACGGCAGCACCCCACCGAGCGACTCCACGAGCTTTGGCAGCGACGTGGCCCGGATCTTCTACGGGTCGACCATCGGCCTGAACCTCAACACGGCGCTGACTAACCTGCTGCAGCCGCTGCACAACCTGCACCAGATGGGGTTCACGAATACGGCCCGTGCATATGCACAGACCATCGAGCAGATGTACGCCTACGGGAAGGCGCGGGTGGCGCTGGGTAAGGGTGCGAGCCCGGCCCAGATCGAGGAGGCGATGGACCGCACCATGAACCGCACGCTGACAGGCGGGGTGCGGGTGAACCTCCGGGACATCTCGGACATCTCCAATGCGTGGGATGCGGTGGAGAAGCCGGGCTTCGGGGCGCAGATCTCCCAGGGAGGGGGCGGGGTGTTCGAGGCGGTCATGAAGCCGTTCCAGCTGACGGAGATGGTCAACCGGATGGCGACGGCTAACGCGGTCTTGAACGCGGCGGAGGAGGGCTGGAAGGCGGGTGGGCGCTCGAGCCGGCTGGATCCCTACCGGGCAATCCAGGAGGCACGGTCGGCGGTGGAGACCATGCAGTTCGGCAGCAGCCCGTTGAACCGCCCGCTGATGTTCTACACGGACTACCTGCGAAACCCCGCAATCAGGCAGTTCCTCCAGTTCCCGGTGCGCTCGGCGGTCAACATCGCCACCATGCCTGGGCTGGTGGGGGGTACCCGGAACGTGCTGGGCATGGAGGTGACGAGCCCGTTTGGCATCGCCTCGGTGGACACCCTGCGGATGCTGGGCGTGTCGGCGATTGCGTATGAGGTGGGAAAGAACATGCTGGGCGCGGACCTGAGCCGTGGCCTTGCCGTGGGCTTTGTCCCGGACATCGACGTGGAGAAGGACCAGCAGCTCATGCTGCCCGTCCCCCCGTTCGCAGATGCCATGTACTCGGGCGTCCGCTCCTTCATGGCCGGTGGGGACCGGGAGATCCTGAGCGACGTGGTGCCGCTCGTGGTGCCTGGTGGCGTGGCGATCAGCAGGGCGTTGGGGGCGATGCCCAAGAGTGAGACGCTGCAGTCGCTTGGGTTGCAGAAGCGGTACGCGGCGTGGGACCAGGCGGACGCGGAGGGGAACGTGCCGGTGTTCGATCAGAACAGCCGGTTGCTCGGGATGTACTCCGGGTCGGACATTGTCCTGCGGAGCATGGGCACGGACATGGGTCGGTTCCAGAACCAGGGCGAGGTGACGCAGTTCCTCCTGAAGAACCGCGACCAGATGCGGGATCTGAGGCGGCAGTGGATTGCGTCGGTCCTGGCGAACGACATGTCCAAGGCGTCAAAGATCAAGGCGAACTACGAGCGCCAGTTTGGTATGCCCCTGACGGTGACGCAGCAGCAGATGAAGGAAGCCGTGCGTATCCGGGAGGAGAGTGTTGCCGGCCGAACGCTGCAGTCGATGGACAAGGACCTGCAGCAGCAGTATCGGGACGTCATGCAGGCAACGGTTCCGCAGGCCATGCTCGGCCCGCAGATGCCCCTGGAACAGGGGTCGATGTACGTGTGGTCGAATCTACCGAAGCGCTGAGTGGCATCCAGAACTCCAAGATCCCCGGTACGTGGTGCCAGCGCACCGCACCCAGGACTGCCCGGTCCACGAACCTCGATCCGACCCAGAGTGGATCGAGACCGGGGCATGCCGCGGCGACCTGTGAGACGGTCTTGCGGTTGATGCTCGTGGACACGTGGATCAGCTCGCCGGTGGGCCACACCCGCGTGTAGGTGTTGGCGACCGGACGGAGGATCCAGGGCTCGCTCTCGTGCGGCCCCACCAGGTCGTCGGGCTCGGGGCGGTCCTTGGCGATAGCGTACCGGATGAGCGCCCACCAGCGGCGGGGGTTGGTGGGGAACTCGCAGGTGTACAGGTGGGACGTGCCGCGCTTGCGCTGGCGCGACGGCATCCACTCCTTGGGGATCGAGGTGTTCAGGTACAGGCGCTGGTGCTCGAGGCGCCCGCCACGGCCCTGGGCCCAGCCCGTCTCAAGGGTAAGTCTCTGCGCTTTTTCCAGGTTCATACGGTGCTTCGCGGACCTTCTGCAGGTGACCGATGATCATAAGGGAATCCTTGCGGACGTCCTGCATCCAGTCGATCATGCCGGTGGTGGTGACACCCTTGGAAGACATGTCGGCAAGGTGCTGGACCATGCCAATTCCAATGAGACCGGACTCGGTCTTCTCCATCAGGTTCTCGAAGAACTTCGGTTGTGTGATGCGGTGCACCCGCTCGATGGCGCAGTCTGGGAAGCGCTGCTGCCAACTGTAGTTGATGCGGTCGAGGAAGGCAGGGGAGGGGTGGGTGTAGTAAATGAAGCCCCACGAGGATCCCTCCTCGCTTGTGACGCAGATAGACCACCTGTCAGGATCCATGCCGTGAAGGCTGTTGCAGGCGGAGATGTGTTCCTTGATGTCCTGATACGAACCTTGGTCAGGAATCGAGACGACGATCGTAGATTCGTAAGGCATACCCTCATCCTAAAGGTAAGAAGTAAAAGGGCCCCGTGGATTTTCATCGACACGGGGCCCCTATCCGGGGGTTCGTACCCACCAATGAGGGGAGGGGGCTCCTTGTGGGAACTCCCCCTCCCCGGCTGGTGGGGCTTGGGGTCAGGTCGACAGGGCCTTCTGGAGGAACTCCTTGCGGTACTGCTTGCCGTCCTTGGCCGTATCGTACTGGCACTTGACGACCACGGCAATCACCGAATCGGTGTTTTCCAGACGGTGGGACAGGTCGGCCAGGGCGGCACCGATGTCCTGCGGCTCCCGGCGGAGGCAGGTGGTGAGGTGGCCCTTGAGGCGGCGCAGCTCGATCTCGGCCCGGGTCTTGGCGCCGTTGTCGGTCAAGGCACCCATGTCCGCGGGGAGGCGGATCGGGGCGCCGAGCCAACGGCGCGGCTCGTCCTGACCGGGGTCGTTGATGAGCTGGTAGGAGAACTGGATCTCGAAGCCGGGGAACGTCTGCCCGTCCTTCTGCTTGAACGTGCTGTCCTGCATGTTCACGTCGGTGACCAGGCAGTCGTGGTTGCCCTCCTCCGGCCACCAGCCGAGCGAGCCGAGACCCGAGTCAGCCTGAACGGACTGGAAGTTGTTGTTGAGAGCGGCGAAGACAGTCTTGACCTTGTTGTCAATGGGCATAGCAAACTCCGAATAGGGGTGAGAAGTGAAACACGGAACGTGAGAAGGAAGGCGATACGCGCCCCCCGCGTCAGCGGGGCGCGTTCGCCGCATCGTAAGCAGACTGAAGTGCAGCCCATGCTGCTTCCGGCGGAAGCTTTAGGGTTTCCATGGGTTGCATGGTGCGGACCTTCGCAATGCCCTCGAGCTTGGGGTTCGAGAATGTGGCGAAGTGCTGTCGCACCTTCTTGCTGGTGACGTTGTTCTTCTTGATGACTCGGTCGCCGACCTTCACCTCGACCTCGCGGGATTCCTCAACGACATCCCAGGTGGTGGTGATGGGAACGACCAGGTCAAACATGGGGAACATTCGGGCGTACAGGCCGTCCGAGATGAGGATCTTGTACTCCTCGACGTGCTGGTTCTCGGAGAGCGGGATGTGCTTGCGGGACAGGTGCGCGATGTAGAAGACTCCGTAACCGTGCCGGCGCAGCGACGAACCGAACTCGATCAGGGTGTCGAACAAGCGCTCCCAGCCCAGCCGGCCGTCGACGTCGGTGAACTTCTCCCGACCGTACAGGCTGGCGATGTGCGGACGGAGCAGGCGGATCGCGGCACCGAGCGTGTCGATGACGACGGTCTCGGGACGCGGCTGGTTGCGGACGGCAAGGTCGACGAGCTGCTTGTGCTTCTCTTCGACGAGCTTCCACGACAGGACCATGGGGTTGCCCCGCTCGTCCTGCGCCCGACCATCAGCACCGGGCGTCGGCCACATCACTGCCTCGCTGGTGGGGCAGACCGCCGGCGTTTCGTCCAGGTTGATGATGAAGGCATTGGGATTGGACTGGAGCAGGAACGACTTTCCAGCGCCTGCTTCGCCAACCACCAGACCGAGCATGCGCCCAAGAGGGACGCGGCCAGTGACCACCGAAGAGCCGAGGGAAGGGTATTTGGAAGCAATTGTCTTACCGGTTGCAAGGGCATGTGTCATGATGATGCCTTAGTCGAGGAATGTGGGTGCACGCATACCGCCGGGCAGGACCATCCTCTCGCCTGCCGCAAAGGTTGCCGGAGCGTCCGGCATGCTGGTGGGTTCGTCGAACTGCGCCTCAACCGAGTCGTCGGCGGAGTCCTGGCTGACGGGCTGGACCTCGCGAGCGGCTGGCTTGTAGCCGGGAATGCTCACGACCACCTTCCGCTCGAACTTGATGTTCAGCTTCTCGCACCACTCGGAGAAGGTGGCCATCGTTATGTTCGTGCCGTGGTTCTCGTTGAAGAGGAGGAGCAGCGAGGAGCGGGACTCGATGTTCTCGCCGCAGCGGCGGACGATTTCGGCGATCTTCGGGGCGATGACGGACTCGAGGATCTCCTGCTCGAACTGCATGAATGGATGGGGTCTGCTCATGCAATGTCTCCCTCGGGCACCGCATCATCGCGGTCCCGCTGTACGAAGTTCTCGCCGCGCACGACGTCCGGCCACACAACCGGGTCCGTCAGCATGAAGGGCATGTACGCGCTCGGCGTGCCAGTGCCTTGAATCGGGTCGCCCATCTCGAAGTTGTCCGGATAGGGTTCGCGGTTCGCATATGAACGGCAGAACTCGAGGCGCGAATTGTACTGCGAAACCAGCTTGGAATCAAGCAAATGCGTCGATGACGTGAAGGAAATGTTGACGCACGGATTCGTCAGTCGCTCGGGCGCAAGATGTAGGTACTCGTCCTCGCCGACATACCACTGGTAGCAGCGACCCTCGTAGAAGTGCGGGTCGGGTTCGCCGAGATAGATCTTCTCGTTGCGCGGTTCGCCCTTGCGCGGACCCGACTTGAGCGGGCTGGTGTCCAGCGTGTAGGCCCGGTCCTTCATGCCGAACTCGATGGTGGGCTTCTGCACGGCGATGTGGATGACGCCACCCACCCGCTTGGCGGAGTACTCGGAGAGCGGCAGCTTGCTCATGACGTGGAAGTAATGCTGCGTCTGGAACTCGATGGGGCACGCCTGCAGTCGGTCGATGGGACTTGCGCTCGTGGTCTTGAAGTCCACGATCCACAGCGTGTCGGGATCCTTGGGGAACGTGATGAGCGCATCGGGCTGGATGACGCAGTCCTCGTGTCGGAGCATCGGCTCCTGGGCCACGACGTTGACGGCGCGCAGCCACCCGTCGAGCTTGCCGGTGGGGCCTTCGCCGTCAGGGCGGAAGGAGACCTGGATGGCAGCGGAGAACCAGGCCCACGCGGTGCGGGCATCCTTCTCCTCGCGGGCAATGATCTCGCGGACCAGCTCGGGTGACTGGCCGGCGGACTTGCCGTAGCGGCGCAGCTCCTCGAGGCGGAGGTCGATGGCGTTGTCGTACATCTCGAGGGCGGCTTCGCGTTCTTTGCGCAGGCAGTAGGCGGCGAAGGCGAGGTGAGCCCACGATCCGCGGGACAGGGCCGCGCTGTACTTGGACGCCTTCACGAGGCCGAGGCGGCGGGAGAGGTACCAAGTGAACGGGCAGGTACGGAGCGAGCGGTAGTCGGACGAGCGGATGCCCACGCTGCGGGGCGCGAGGCCGTGGTAGTGCAGCCACTCGGCGGCATCCTTACCTCCGCTGGTGGGGACCTTGGGCGTGTCTGTTTCGGGTGGCATGAGGTTGTCTCCTGAGGATGGAAATGAGAGTGCGCGGGCGGCGCACCACGCGACCCGCCCGCGCACTCATTGTCGTCCGGCTGGGTGAAGTACTTGCTTCACTCAGAGCTTCGAGCCGTACTTCTTGCAGAGGTACCAGCCGGCACCGAAGCCGACCGCACCAAGGAGAAGAGCGAACCAGAGGGAACCGAGGAACGAGGAAAAGTCAGCGAGGATCATTGCGAATCTTTCTTGTGAAGGCGTCGCCACGCAGCGTCGAACTCGGGGTCGGATGCACGCCGCGCAGCGACATATTCGCGCGCATCCTCAGGTTTGTCAGGGTTGAGCATTCCCGCAGCGAGGTCCGCGTCAATGACCTTCTTGCGCGGAAGCCAGCCGATGGCGATGCGGACTGCGGTGCCGAGGCCAGTCTGCCAGAGGATGATGGCCGCAGCCACCAGAGCCACGGCAGCAGCCACCCACCACAGCGTCGATAGCCAAGCAGGTGTTCGGTCCTCCAGATGAGGAATGCTGCCATGGATATCGCCAGCCAGGTTATTGATTCGTTCGGCACGAGTCACTACCTCCTTGTCGCCGACGGCAATGCCGTGGTCGATGAGAGCCTGGGACTCGGCCTGGATGGCAGTTGCGTTGCGGCTCACCTTGGCGAGCTCGCTGCACCCCACCAGCAGGCTAGTTGCGAGACTCAAGCTGGCGCTCAATCTTGTCCAGCCGCGCATTCATCGCCTCCTGCTGAGACACCAACCGCATGAGCAACCGGTCATGCGTGAGGTACGCACTGCCGAGGATCGTGAGCAGCGTGATTGCCACGCCGATGATGCCCGCCCAGTCCCGTGCTGACAGCCGCACAATGTTGTTCTGCTCTATGGTCATTGGATTACAAGTTACCTTCCGAAACCCACGTTCCGGGCGTGCCCGCCACGGTGCAATACCAGCCCTTCGGTTGGCCCACAGTCGGCGTAGCGTTCTTGACGTAATCGCCACGCGCCCACGTGTCCGTCGTTGGCGCAGCGTTGCCAACGGTATGAATCACGGTCGGCTGCCCCGATCCAGTAGATCGCACAATCGCGCCCTGATATGCGCCCGCATGAAGATCGTCATTTGTGGTGCCGCTGAATACGTTGTCGCTCACAATCCACGGGCCACCACCCCAAGCACTAATTCCGTCGCGGCAATTGTAGATCGCGTTCCCGCTGCATTGAACATCCAACACGCGAGTAGTCAGGAACGCGCCTGTAATCCCACGGTAGAAATTACGGATAGTATTGCTCATGCAATGAACTTTTCCGTTGAACCAAATCCCTGAATTGTAACTCGCGTTGGAAGTCACGTTGTCATTTCCAACAATATGGTTCCCAACCACCGACGAATGAGATACCGATGCGCCGCCTTGATTCAAGAAAATCGCGCCCTTGTCGTGCGTCACCTCCACGAGATTGCCGACAATATGAATCCCACCATTGTCTGCATTGTTTGTAATGACAATTGAATCAATGGAGCGGTGCACTGTGTTTTGGATGCGGTTCCCGGAAATCAAAATCCTACTGTTGTCGTAGCCCGTCAGCAGAATTCCAAAGCCGGAATCTGATCCCGTTATTGGATCATTCACAATACGAGCGATGTTGTTGTTTGCAACGACGCATCGCGGTCTTTGCACTCCGGGTGACGGCGTGACTTGCAGCGTTGTAACTTCAATGCCAACGCGGTAGCAGTCCACTACCACATTGCCGGAAATGGAATCGGCTCCGCCCTTGACCCAAATGCCACCTTTCAAGGACGAAAATGCAGGATCAAGCGTATCTCCCCCGCATTGGTACACGACGTTGCCGGAAATTGTGACATCTCCCGACGGCATCGTATTGCCAAACACATAGATGCCATTGATTCGATAGTCCTGTACGTAATTGTTGGAAACCGTGGCTCGTACTGGCAGCGTTCCGGTATATCCGGTATGGATGCCATAGCGCGTTCGCAGATTTGCGGTGACGACTGGAGTCACGCCATCCGATTGGCGCGGCGTAACGACATTGCCCGTAATGACAATGCCCTGTTCGCCAATTACTGCCGATGTCCCGATGCCCGTATCAACATTGCCTAGCGCAAAGTTGTTCGCAATAATCCCGCCAATAGTAACGCTTGCCGTTGTATAGGCGGAAATGTCGAATGTCGTTTGATCGGGTACAGGAACTGTGACTGACGTCTGTTCTCCACCCCAACAGCGATTTCCGATGACTCGGAAATACGAAACGCGGTTGATCCAAATCCCCCAGCCCCACTTGTTGATTCCGCAATTGAGGATGTTGATATTCGTAAATGGTCCGAGTGATGGGTTCGTCAGGATTCCCGACGCATATTCGGTTCGTGCGCCACCAACCAAACTAAACTCGTTGGTTCCTTCAACCGTTATGCCTTGAATCGTGATATTGCTTCCTTGAAGCCGCAGTCCGTTGTTGAATGTGGCAGGATTGGACGTAGGCAGCACCTTCAGAACCGCTGCGCCCGGATTTCCGTACAAACAAGTACTGTCGCTGACAATGAGTTCGGAAGTCAATACATACGTGCCATCTGGAACGAATACCGACTTCCCTGCGCCAGCCGTTAGTGCCGCCTGAATTGCCACGGTGTCATCTGTTACTCCATCGCCGACTGCGCCGAAGTCCTTGACGCTAATGGTTTGAGCAAGCTTGGAGTTCACGCTCACCGTCTGCGCGCCTGTTCCCGTAGCCAGGAAGTTCAGGTTGGTCGAGCTGGTGATCGTCTTGTTGACCTTGCTGCTGAAGGTTCGGCCAGACGTTGAGCTGCTGGTTGCAATGAACTGGCCCACGGTGCTGGACACCACGGCGCCGCCGGTGGTAGGAACCAACAAACTGCCGGAGGTAATAGTGCCACCAGCAAGCATGGTGACGTAATCGGTTTCGTCAGCCTGGAGTTCAACGGGTTCGCCATTGAGTGCCTGGATTGGACCGTTGACGCCGAAGATCGTGTCAGTCGCAGCAGTGGCGACAGCGACGAAGCCGGGCGTGGTGGTCATCTTGACGCACGCGTATTCGGGGATGGTGCCGAACGCTCGGATTGTGGGTGTGGTCATGGCTGGTGGGGTTACGCAAACACGCGGTAAGGAACTTGCGGGAGAGGGGTAAAGGTAGGCAAGAGCGCAAGCTGCGCATCTGTCAGTTCAAACGTCACCCGGATGTTGGCATGAAAGCGCGGGTCGCCTGCCTTGATCTGTTGCCCCTCGATGTCGTAGGACGGCGGGATGGCCCCGATGCGGTCCACATAGCAGCCCGCGACTGGCATGAGGACCAGTTCGCCGCCGCCCTGATCGACCTCGACCAGTAGTCCTGCGGCTTCTAGCGCATCGTCCATCTGCGCCTCGGTGTCGGTGCGGAGCATGTAGTCGGTCATGTGGTGAGGCTCTGAAGTTGGGCGTTAGTGAGGCGGGTCGGCCAGTACTTGAGCGATTGAATACGCATGAATCCAGCCGAACTTGATGTTCCGCTTTCCGCTCTTGTCCCGATTCCCAGACGAATGGTTGTACTCGTCCAAGTAGGCCATGAAGTGGCAGACAACTGGCTTGGCGTATTGCCATTCCAACTGTTTGCAACAAGGCTTGCACTCGTACTGAACGAAAACGCCGTATTGAACACACGCGGTAGGCTTTGATTTGCGTATATGCCATTATCCGCAGAAGTCGCGGATACAAGTTTTCCGTTACCGCTCAATGTCCCACCGCTACCCGCATAGGTGTAGTGCTGATACCCATACGAATATTCTGTACCCCATTGTCCGAGATAGAAGATATTCATGCTAGCCGACAATGCGTTGTCGCATGAATACCGCACTTGGAATGTCGCTTCGTTGTTCTTGATAAACCACGAATTGACCTGTGCTGTGTCCATATAGCACACATCTTGATTCCTCGTCGCCTGACTCGCGCCCGTGGGGATGTACGAGGAGGCACCGGAGCCTGTTTCAAACATGCATCCGTAAACAAGCACTCCATTCGGTGCTTGCCCTGCGATGCTTGCATAGCCCGTGCCGTTGGACGTACACGGCAGCAATACCGGATACCAAAATGCTGCAGTTCCGGTAAACGTGAACTGGATGCGAAACCACCCGTTCGGATACTTGGTGATGATGTTTGATCCGCTGACTACGGTTCCCGTCGTGTTTCCCAACGCGCCATTCCCGCTCAAATCAAAGAACGCCCCGTGGATCGTCCCGGTTGATTGAACGTTGATCCAAATCCAGTTTGCGCCGTCAGCCTTTGCAAACACAGACATGGTGTATGTCTGTGCCGTAAGAGAAACGCCGTTGTAATAGAGAGAAGAAGTACTATTGATGCTTGTCGCGGAAAGTTTCGATCCAGAATTGTTTACTCCGTTCGGCCCATTACCTCCGGTAAACGTGGCTCTTGCCACAGTTCCAGCCGTAAACCACGGCGACTGATCTACCGCTTCGGAGTATTGAAGTACGTTGCTCGCGCTCCCCTCAATCAGCAATCCTTTGGCGGCATTTGTGGTCGGGTTGTAGTCGAAGCGGGGCTGCCTGTTGCCGATGATCCATGTCGTGAACGTGCCGCTGCCAGTAGGTGTCCCGGTGATGTTGCACACGAGCGCCTGCGTGGCCGGGTCGTAAGAAGTCACGCTCCCGCTCATGTTGTTTGCGCCGCTTGAGGCGATGATGAGGTCGCCCACCGCATATCTGCGGTTCACGCCAGCAGTCGCCGAGATCGTGAACGTCTTGCTTCCCGTGCCGATGGTGTTGCTGCTTGATGAGGTATCGAATCCGTACAGCAGCCCATCCGAGTGGACGTAGGAACCGCCCGTGCTTCGGCTGAAACTCAGGCGCGGGTCGAGGACGCCCGTGGTGAAGTCCAGCGTGAGCGTTGAGCCATCGCCGCCTTCGATAGGAAGTATGCGATTGCGCTGGGTGCGCAATTCTTCTGGATCAATTTGCCAAGTACGGTTCCTGTGCATCAGAGCCCCGCGACAAAGAAGGTCATGGTTGCAGTGCTGGACGCAGAGACAGCAGAGATTTCCACAAACTCAGAACCAAGGGTGTCGACAAGGAAGAAGCCTGCATTGCCAGTACCACCAGTACCGTTAAAGGGCTTGATGTCGCCAGTCGACTTGGTGTAGGTAGCCAGTTCGTTGACAGTGCCAACGGATGGAAGGCTCTGGCTTGTTGCGTTGACAGTCGTAGTAACAGTTGCAAGAAGTTGAGGAACCCAAGCCATGATCTCCGAAGAGAAGTTCCAGCCAAAGACATACAGCGTGGGAACCGAGGCGGTCGTGCTGGTGTAGCCCTTGATCTTCAGGTAGTTCAGGGATCCGCCAATGATCACGCTACCGGGGGTGTTAACCGCTGCCGTCACATTGGTTGGCTTTGTTGCCGTCACAATCCGGCTCGGCGCTCCCGTGCTGGTGTTGATGTTTAGGCTCAACTTGTGGAAGTTCTTGACGTCGGTGGTGAGTTGAACTTGTGCCATGGTGTTCCTGTGTGATAAGCCACCTGGCTGCCCACTCACCCGCGGCCCTGCGCTGGCCTGCTGTGCTGGTGGGGAGGACCATGAGACCGATGGCGTACTCCTGCAGGATACGCATAAGGGCGTCAATCGCAAGACCCGGGTGCGGCTTTCCTGCCTTTGGTTCAGGCATCCCCACCAGCCCCTCAAGGAGGAGGAGCGGGCGGGGAGTGCCATCCCGGAGACGGCGGCAGCAATCGGCGAACCGGCGGCGGCCGTCAGGGGTCAGGAGGTTCTGCGTGATCTCGTCGATGGATCCCTTCCGCTCGACGACGGCGGGGTTCCCGTCGATCTGGTAGTCACCCGTCTTGAGCGTGCGCTTCTGGGTGCGGATGCGCACCGTGATACCCGACTGACGGCACGGGTCACGCGATGGATCCAGGCAGACGATGTGCTCAGGGAAGGTGAACGGCTTCTTCTCCCGCTCGTCAACAAGGATCGTGTACTCCCGCTTCACTAGCCGGGAGTATATGGGTCAACCGGATCCGACAACTTGAAGGTGAAGGGAATGTCCCTGCCGAACATCTCTTGGCAGGTGTCGAAGATGCACCGCTGGATGGTGTGGTGCGTGTCGTCGTAGGTGTTGGACGTCTGGAATACCAGCTCGTCGTGCAGCTGAAGGGACATCTGGCAACTGTCCAGAAGCAGGGACATGTTGGTCTGGAGCATGGACATGAACACAGCGGCGTGACCCTGGACCATGAACGATGTGGTGTCGTGCATAGTCTTGGCGGCACTGTGCATATATGCAATGCCAGCGTGGTCCAGATACAGGTTGCCCTGCGTACCTGCCTGGTGCCACATGGTGCGCGTGTTCCTGTAGTCAGTCCACTGAGTGAAGACCGGGAGTTCCGCGATCTCGTCCTTGGTAATGAGGTTTGCGGACGTGGCGATGGCGGTGCGCCATGCCTTGTCGACACCACCACCGTTGACCCCCACCAGCAGAGCGATCTTGGAGATGTCGCGGTTGCTGCCAAGGCTGGAGTACGGGTCGGGCGAGAAGGCGAAGTCGTACATCCGGCGGTCACGTGACAGGGCTGCTGCGATGCGGAGCTCGAAGGCAGTCATGTCCATGTGGTACAGGCTGTCGCTGGTGGGGACCATAAGACTGCGCAGTTCCTTGGTCCAGGTCTGTGCTGCTGGCCGGCGGGCGGACAAGCGGGCGGACTGTGTGCCACCGTCGTCCGTGGGTGCGCCGTACCACGAGGGGTAGCAGATCCGCTTGTCGTCCACGGTGACGCAACCGGAGTTGACGGTGATGCCCTGGCCCCGGCTGATCTTGTCGGCCAGGATCTTGCGGCACTCGTGTTCCATTGCCTCGTAGGTGGAGCAGGCGTTGATGTGCTGGAGTGCGGAGAAGCTTGCGTCGAACTCCATGTCGCTGCGGATGATGGCGGACAGGACGTTGCGGTTCTCCCGGTTGTTGCGTACTGCACGCTTCTTGTCGGAG